TTTGAACGTAAATTGTGGAAGAGGTAGAAAACAATGAACTCATAAAAGGAATATAAATGGCTACTGTAAATGTAGATCAAGCAAAACTGGTTCTTAATGCCTTTGCTGCAATCTTCCAGAATAACCTCTTGTCGAAGGACGTGGTTACGTGGAAGAAGTTCGACGCTGAAATGAATGATCGAAACGGTCTTGAAGTGGTTGAGCAGGTTGTCCCTGACTACACGACTACCTTCACGACTAACGGCGTTGCCGACCTTACTTCTGGCGTACAGGATACGACCTTCGGTTCGGAACGTTACAAGCTTGACCAGACGATCAACAGCTCGATGGGCTGGGGCGACTTTGTTAAGATTCGTGACCTCGACTCTGCTCGTGAAAGCGAAGCTCTTAAGGCTGCTGCTCTTCGACTGGCGACGGACATCGACTCGTACATCCTTGGCTTTGCGGCTAAGGCGTCTAACAACTGGATCGGCGATGGTGCCAGCGCAGTTGATAGTTGGACGGAACTGGCTCAGTCGTATAGCCGCTTGAAGGCAGAAGGTGTTGATGACTTCGACACGACTGCTATTCTGGACTACGACGACTGGGTTGCTCTCGGCTCGACCGTGATTGCGGATAACGCATCGCTTGCTGATATTGGTGGTGGTGTCTATCGTGACGGCTTCACTGGTAAGGTTGCCGGTATTAAGACGCGCTTCACCCAGCAGCTCCCGACGCTGACTGTTGGTACGCGTGTTGCTTCTGGTGTCTCACTTACTAACGGCACTGCCGCTGTCGCGTATGACACTGTTGCAGAATCGCCGGCTCCGGGCCAGTACAAGACTCAGACCATTAACATTGATGGTCAGACTGGTGCTGTGACTCTGGTAGACGGTGAAGTGTTTACGATTGCTGGTGTGTACGCATACGACAACCGTGCTAAGAAGCGCCTTGCGCATCTTCAGCAGTTCCGAGTGATCGGAGATTACACGGCGTCTTCGGGTGCATTCACTGGTGTTCGTATCTATCCTGCGATTATCGCTACCGGCCCACATAAGACTGTGGACTACACCGGCTCGCTTGACAACCTTGCAATCGTCCATATGGGAGCTGCAAGCGCTGTCCTGAAGCCTCGCTTTATTGCTAACAAGTCGGCCATCGTGGTTAACACTGCCGACCTTATCATCCCTGCAACGGGTGAAGCAATACGCAAGGCTCTGTCGAAGGTGCCGATGAGCGTTCGCATGTGGAAGCACAGCGACTTCAACACTGGTGCTCATAGCATCCGCTTTGACGTTGGTATTAAGGCTAACGTGGCGGCTGATGGTCGTCGTCGCCTTGTACGTCTGAACGGCGCTGCATAATTGAATTGGGGGCCTCTGCGAAAGTACGCCCCCTTTTTAATATTTAAGGAGTTAAGCATAAATGACAACCGTGTACCAGATTATCGTTGATGCTTACCGTCAGAGCAATTTAGTAGCTCTGGGTGTATCTCCTACAGAGTTGCAAGAAACTGAAGCGCTTAGGTATCTTGGCAGGATTGTCTCACAGGCCTTCGGAAACGAAGTCGGCGACCCGCTTACCGGTTTCCCAATTGGTCGTAATAACATTGCACGGCCGTCAGGGTATCCTTGGTACAATGTTGTCCCCGACAACTATTGGTTTGTACCGAAGAACACTCGATGCAACTTGAACCTTAATCAAACAGGTGTTGAACTGTTTCTTCATCCTGCTCCTGATAATGGCTCTAGATTTGCAGTGACTGACGCTAGTTCGAATCTTTCGTCTTACCCTGTAGTCGTACACGGCAATGGAGCTTTTATTGAAGGTGCTGAAAGTGTCACATTGAACACTAACAGTCTCGACCGTGAATGGTTCTACCGTGAAGACAAGGGTGAATGGGTTCGTTGTTCGCCTCTCGCTTTGTTCGACGAGTTTCCTTTTCCTTCAGAATTTGACGACTACTTTATTATCTCTCTGGCTTTCCGTCTTAATCCTGCCTACCAAAGAGAGATTGATCCGCAATCTAAGATTATGTGGGACAAGAGCCGTAATGCTCTTACGTCTCGATACTCTCAGGTTACTCCTGTAGATTCCGAGATCGGTCTTCTTACTAACACTAAAATGACAGCAGATCGTAATAGTCGGTACTATGGGTACTCAGACTACAGAGCAGGTCAAATGTTTAACAAAGGATGGCCTTACTAATGGTTACTATTCCTCTCGGATACGCTGAAGGTGGTTCTCAAGAAGAAAACGTATCTCCTATTCGTCTGAGGAATATGTACTTAACAGAGAATCGCTTTAGCCCGGATAAGATGGCTCGACTGACTCGACCTTCTTTGACTCTGTTTAAAACGATCTCTTCTGCTCCCGTTTACGGCATCTGGCGGCAAGACGGCACTCTCGAAGACGACTGGCTTGTTGTTTGTGGTGAAGTTCTTTATCGAGTAGATGCTGTGACTTTCACAGTTACAGAAGTGGGGACACTTCCCGGAACAGACTACTGTGTATTCGCCGGAACTGTAAATCGGGTTATCATTGTACGGAACGGTGTGGCCCACTCAACAGACGGTACGACGGTTACTGAAATTGACATGCCTGATGACAGGCTTGTTGGTAGTATCGGAACCATTGATGGTTCGTTCCTTCTTGGTGTGAAAGGGACTCAACGCTTCTATTGGATTAAACCGGGAGAGACTGATCCTGATCCACTAAGCTTTGCTTCTGCTGAGCGTACCCCGGACTCTCTAATGGCTATTAACATTGTTAGTGACGAGATTTGGTTCCTAGGAGCCTCAGGTGTAGAAGTCTGGTCTACTACAGGTGATCAGGACCTCCCTTACCAGAGAATCTCCGGGCGTGTATACGGGGAAGGTTGCGCTGCCGCTGCTACAGCTTGTGTAGCAAACTATCAAAGTGTTCCGTGTCTTCTATGGGTTTCTGAAAAGAGGTCCGTAATGATGGCTCAGGGAACTCCTACGAGAGTTAGTACTAAGTCTGTAGAAGAGAAGCTGAGAGCTGCCACTAACTTGAGGGCTTGGGTGTTTCGTTTTAACCAGCACGACTTCTATGCTATCACATACGACCAAGGAACTTTAGTTTTTGATTTGACTACGCAGTCTTGGTCTACATGGGACTCTTTCGGGCAAGTTAACTGGCGAGCTCATATTGGGTTTCAGGTCAATCAAGACGTTTACGCAGGAGACCTTATTACAGGTGTTCTATGGAAGCTTGAAGACGGTCCATCTGACAATGGTGATCCCATCGTACGGGAACTCTCTGGCTTCATCGCTGAACAGTCTATAGGCACAACCTGTAATTCTGTCAACCTTAGAATGAATACAGGATGGACTCCTGATTACGACTACACTCCTCAAATTGAAATGCGTTTCAGTGATGACTACGGTTTTTCTTGGAGCGTTTACCTACCTGCCAACATTGGCAAAAAAGGTAACTACGAATATGATGTAATTTGGAGATCGTTAGGAAGGTACAGTCGGCCCGGTCGAGAGTTCCAGTTCAGGTACTCCGATCTTTCTAAACTACGTATTGATTACGCAACTATGAACGAGGTCTAAATGGCTATTAGCAGATTACCACGGCTTCTCATTAATTGGTTTTCCCAGCCAGAGACATTCCGCCGTTATTGGGATCAGTTTGCAACGGCTATCGAAGACCTTCGTGGTAGTTTTGAAACCTTGTCAGCAAATATTGATGAAATCAGAGCAGAACCAATTCTTGTAGATGACTTGACACTTGTCGTCGATTATAATCGTGCAATCGTTTCTGATGCAACTACTACAGGTTTTAATGATCCTGTTGTGGGTGGAGGAACTGAAATAGTTCCTGTTTTTTTTGATGGTACGATTTGGCGTATCGGGTAAGGAGTTCTAATGGCTAGTTTTGTACATCTTATCGACCAGCGCCGGCTAATTGGTCCGGGAGGTTCGACTACTGGCGGTAGTATTTTCTTCTACCTGACTGGTACTACTGTGAAGGCTCCTATCTACCAAGATGCTGCCCTTCTTATTCCTGCGGCTAATCCTGTTGTGGTGGCGGCAGGTCAAATAATTCCTCTTATCTTTCTTGATGCTACTGTCGAATACCGAAGGGTTATTCAATATCTTGACGGCAGTTTCGACGAACAAGACCCTCTTGGTAACGTTTTCTCGGAAGGCGAGCTTGGTCTTCCAGTAGGGGGAGTTATCGACTTCTCTGGCGCTACTGCTCCTGCAGGCTTTGTATTCTGCTACGGACAAGAACTGTCCCGTACAGAGTATTCTGAGCTATTTGATGTGATCTCTACCCAGTACGGACCGGGTAACGGAACCACCACTTTCAATGTCCCTGATTATAGAGGGCGTGTTGGTGCTGGTAAGGACAACATGGGAGGCAGTGCTGCATCTCGTTTGACTACGGCGTCTGTCAATGGTCTCATCCTTGGCCAGACAGGCGGTGCAGAAACACATACTCTTACTACAGGCCAAATCCCAGCGCATAATCACACTCTTACTGATCCGGGGCACTCCCACCAGCAGCGTCGTGGTTCGCCTCAGGGGGCTAACGGAGACGGAGACGCACCGTTCACGTACGAGTATGGATCGAATGAATATGGCCTGACTAGCTCGGCTACGACAGGCATCACACTTGCTTCTGTCGGTGGCGGCGAGGCTCATAATAACGTTCAGCCTACCATCGTCGTCAACAAGATTATCAAGACCGAGACTACTAGCTTCTTGTCTATGCTTGGTGTTGATCTTGCTGCTGAAGCAGCTAGCGCTGTTAATTCTATCCAAGAGGCTGGCGACGATCAGATTGCTTTGATCTCTGCAGCCGGATATGAATTTGTTGATGCTGCTGAAGAACAGGCAATACGAGCAGAAGAGGCCCGTGACGAAGTTGTCGCCCTTGCGGTATCGTATCGTCGTTCAGGGACTCTTGAAACTCGTGAGTTGATTCCCCTATTAGATCGTTACAGCGGGATGCTGTTCGATGTGACATGGACCGATGATACGCAGACCACATGGATCGGTCGAACGTTTGAATGGCGCTTGGCGGGCGAGCCGGGTGGCCCGAAGCGCAACCTCGCCGCGCTGGGCAGTGACCAGTGGGTTGGGCTTTACACCGCGTTTGATGACCGTAACCTGTCGTCTGGTGAATGGTTTGGACAACTTCCTGCTGCAAATGTAGTAGGCCTTGTTCAAGCTCAGACAGATATTGCAGACCTTGAGGAACTAGGAGTTAACTCGTTTAATGTTTTCGCTCTTAACGGCTCTACGACTCCTCCTGTTCAAGCTGAATGGTCGCTACGTGGAACTACTCCAGAGTTTTTGACTCTTACGTGGGATGATCATACAATCACTCTCCCTGCTTCCTTGCAGGGTAAGATTGTTCCACCTGATTGGGATGGTATTACTTCTGCAGTAATTTTTGGTAACAGCCTGTCTGACACCAGAGATGATAATGGAACGACAGTCGTTTATTGGCCTTCTATCTATGCTGCCAGTACGGGACAGACAGTTACTAATAATGCGTCCTATAGCAGCGACTTTGTTGAGTTGCTTAAAGGTGGTCTTGCTCCGATCTACTTGACGATTACTGACGATGAACTTCCTGCTGCCGGTGATACAGCTTTGATTACTGCTATCAACGGAACTGCTCCTAGTGCTAACCCTTCAGACGGCGTTTCCTTCCTCTCGGTTAATGATGTTGCTGTGGTAACAGGATTGACTGCAACAGGATGGTTGGCAGGACGTAGGGTAACAGTGTCTGTCCCCAACGGAGGAAGTGCTGTCTACAGTATCGAACAAGATAGTGGAGATTTAGTAACCCTAGACGGCCCTGCTTTGTTTACTCCTGATAGTGCTTTCGCTCTTGGTAAGGGAGTTGTTCATAACGCTACCGGACAGAACTACTTCTATGCGTCTGTTCCTCAGACGTATATGGGACACACTGGATACTTTAACGCTCAAGCGTTTATAAATGATGCTGCAATTCGAGCTAGTGCAATGGGTTGGCCAGTGCTTGAATGGTCTGTCCTTCCTCAGGCTGATTGGGCAACTACTGGAACAGGTAACCCGTACGACGCAATGGAAGCGTTCAACGCTCTGAGAGAAGAGTTTGCGCCACAGTGTGTAATGCGAGATAACTTGGGCAGGACCTTCCTAGAACGCCTACAAGATAATATCATTCCCGGTAACGCTGATGATATTGCTGACGTGGCGGCAGGCCTTACCCCTCGCTCTCTTCGTATTGACTTGGGAGGGGGAACGTTTGATCCCCTCCATCTGTCTGCTACGGTTAATTCAGGGCAGACAGTCTCAGGACAACAAGTAGCTGCTGCGTTCATCGAAGAGGCTCTAGGCAATCTTACTTCACCTCCTGCAATTAATCAAGATACTGATTTCCGATTGGTAGCAACTCCTGCTACTGGTGATCCTGTTGAGATTATTTCGAGAGTGCAGCCCGATGCAGCGACCTCTAAGCGGACTGAGAGTTACATTCAGTCTTCTACTCCTACTACTACTGCAGCAGCCTTGTGGTTCGACACGACTGATGCAGGTTTCCTGACTCTCAAAATACAAAGAGGTTAATAATGGCTTTTGAAGAACTCCGTATAGGATTAAAGTACGTAGCTCCTGAAACATGGACTACTCCTTCAACGGCGTGGGATGTACGTCAGTATAGCGATGCAGAGGTACAGTTCGTCACGGCTCCTTCGACCCCGTACCAGCCTCAGCGCAGCCTCGACGGCACAAACTACGTCAACACGCTGGCGTTCGATCAGGCGGGCACCTCGTACAGCACGATTACGACTGCGGGCATCTACTCGTTCGATGGCGGCGGGTATCTCAAGTTCAGCGCGGGTGCCGGGTCTACGCTTACCCGGAGGGCTGGGGCATGAGGGACGCACGAGCAAGGGCACTGGCAGCAGGGGCGCGAGCGGGTGCGAATGTCGCCAAAAAGCGGCTGTCTCAAGTCGCCACGCGATGCCAACTGGCGACGACGTTTACCAGCAACAAGAACATCATGAGCCGCACTTATCGGCACATGCGCGCCAATGCCCAGCGCTTCAAGATCGTCGTGTCGGCGGGATTTGTTGATAGCGCGGCGAACTTCACGGAAAGTCCTCTGGGTGCAAACCCGACTGTGACTGCCTCGGTCGAATACCCGCTTGGGACGCATACGCGCGTCACCTTTGGCGGTGCGGCAAAAGGGATCATCCCCGATCTCGGCCACCTTGAAAGCGACTGGATTGAAGTAGCAATCCCGGTTGGCGAGAAGTTCGGCACTGACCTGTGGATGGATAACGCCGCAGGCAACGGACTGGCCTATTCGAGTTCAAAGCTCGCGCCGGATATGGGCGACTTGTTCGCACGCGCTACCAGCACCGCCGATAGCACTATGGGCGGGACCTTCACCGGCACAAGCACAACCGAAAGCCTGATGCCGTCTGCAATCATCGCTGAGTCTCAGGATGGTGCGGTGATCATCTGCGGTGACTCCATCGCATTCGGTGTTGCGCCAATGACTGCCCTTGCCGCCACGGATGGTCGAATCGGCATTGTCGAAACATCGCTGGGCACCCTGCCTTATCTTAATATCGCGGTGGCTGGCGATTGGGGTTGGTACTTCCGCAATAGCCATGATTGGCGGATGGCGCTTGCCAACTATGCCAGTGTGGCCGTCTACGAATACGGGATCAACGACATCACGGGCAGCAGGACCGCTGCGCAGGTTGCCGATGACCGTCAGAATTTTCTGCAAAGCCTTCCGCTCGGGATGCCTGCCTATCTCACGACTGTAATTCCGCGCACAGCATCAAGCGATAATTGGGCAACCACTGGGAACCAATCTTTCCCATCGGCGGGCCGCGAGACAATCCGAGTTACCGAGAACACCGCGCGGAAGGCATCGCCTACAGGTTGGGCGGGATGCTTCGACACGGAAAGCGTCATTGAAAGCGCGCCTTCCTCAGGATTGTGGTATGTCACTGGGGTAGCCAATGCTACCACTTCGGACGGCACTCACCCCACCAATGCGGCTGTGCAGAGAGTTGTTGATGCTGAGTTGATCGACGCTGCGGCGCTTCGTGCACGACGGTTCCGAGCATTTACCGAACCTACCAAGCGCGGGCTTCCTGTGCCTTATCGCCGCGCATCGAGCCAGACGCTACCGACAGATTATGCGGGACGCACGATCACAAATATGGGGGCAACGGCCCTCGCGACATACACACTGCCTTCGCCTGTCGATGGGCTGGTATTCGATTTCATCGTGGCAGATGCCGATGGCATCCGGGTTCAGGTGGCAACTTCTTCGGGATCGGCCACAAGTAGGATTTATCTTGGCGGGTCAGTCAGCGCGGATGGGGGCTACATCCAAAGCACGACTTTGGGCAGCACTGTGCGCCTCGAATGTCATGCCGGATCATGGTACGCGCGTGCATCAACCGGGACTTGGGCTGCTACATGATTATCCCACTCATCCCCGAAGAAAGGCTCCCCCATGAACCGCAATGAAATAGCCAAGGAACTTGCTGAACTCGGGCAGGATGAAGCGCGGGATGTTCTTTAGTTCGAACACAAAAAGTATAGTAAAAACTCTGTCCCCTTTCTTAGACGAGATTGAAGGATTCTCTGAACAAGATTGGGGACAGCAGTCTTCTAACTTAGCTGTGACAGACAACGATAAAGACTTTGCTTTGTTCGAACTTGATCTACCGAGAGTTTACTACGGACATCTGTTCTGCTCTACTCGTACGGGTAAAGAAGCTATAATCTTTGGTAAGCAAGCTCTTTCGTTCCTGTTCGATAACAGTGATGCTAAAGCAGTCTGTGGTTTGACTCCGTACGAGAAAAGAAATGTTAGGTTGGTTATGCGAAAGATTGGGTTGAAGTCTTATGGATTAGTCAACACGGAAAAGGGTTTGATGGAGAACTTCATCATTACGGAACAAGAATGGAGAACTATGAATGAGTAGTCTTTTTGGAGGGTCTAAATCTAAGACCGAAAATCAGGCGTATGGCGCTATCAATAGCGCTTTTAGTCCTCTGTTCCAGTACGCTGGTGAAGGGGCGAAGGGCCTGTCTGCTCTGCTTGGTGGTGATGCTACCGGCTTTAATAAATACAAAGACGCTGTAGGTTACGACTGGGAACAAGAGAGGGGCGGTGATAACGTCATGTCTAAGTTCGCCCAAATCGGCGGTCTTGACAGCGGCGCGACATTGAAGGGTCTTGCTAGTTTCCAGAGCGGTTTGGACAATCAGTTTGCTTCTACCTATCTTGACAAGCTTCTCGGTATGTCGAGTGTCGGTACGTCTGCCGGTCAACTTGTTACACAGGCTGGCCAGAAGAGTACTTCCAGCAGCTCTCCGGGCATCGCAGGATTCCTTGGTAAGGCTGCTGCCGGTATTGCAACGGGTGGAGCCTCTCTAGCAGCGACAGGGCTTTAATCATGGCTATTAGTATTGAAGACCTGCTTCGCCAAATTCAGCAGGAAGACTACATGACTCCGGGCGGCGGTATCGGAGGTGGAGAAATTGAGCGTCGTAACCGTCAGGCACAGGAAGTTATTCCTGAAGGTATCGGGACTGAAGACATTGTCTCTTACGGCATCCAGCCAAACTCTGCTCCTATTGCTCCTATCTCACCTGACGATCTTGTACCTCGTAGTCTTGGAAATCTAGGTGATGCTCAAGAAGTCCAACAGGCTAACCGTAACACCCAAGATGGAATGCAGCATAAGGGTATGTTCGGGCTGAAGGGAACTCTTCGTGATGTTCTCGGACTGCTGGGCGACTCATTGCTTGTAGGAAGTGGTAAAGACTCTGTATACGACAAGGTACGCCAGCGTGAGGTTGAAGGCGACGCAATGGCTGGGTTCACTCGTGATCCCGCCGCCGCTGCTGAACGTATGACAGGTGTTAACCCGGAAGTTGCGAGGCAGCTTCAAACTCTTGCGGTCAATGAACAGCTTAAGCAAGCTCAGTTGAAGTCGGCTAATGCTGCGCGTGAGAGTCAGATTGCTGATCGTCAGTTCGAGAACGTGACTAAAGCTACTAACCTCATTGCGCGAATCTTTGCATCTCCGGTTGCTAAGACGCGACCCGACCTTGCTATGAAACAAGCAGAGTCGATTGCCAATCGTATCGGCGTCCCTCTAGAGCAGTTGGGTGTAAATCCCGGGATGTCTTCTGAAGAGCGTGATATGTACTCTTCGATGGATATGTCTGTCGATAAGACTATGAACATTCCGTTCAAAGAGCGACAGCTTGATATCTCTCAGCAGAACGCTGACGCGAGTACTACGAGAGCTAATCGTCCGCCTGCTGGTAGGGCCCCACCTACGAGGTCTCTCGGACAGGTAGATGCTGAAGTGGCTGATGCTGTCCTGAGCGGTCGAGCAACTCCTTCGCAGCGTCAGTATTACGAAGAGCGTCTTAAGCGCGCCCCCAAGAAGGGAAGCTCTGGTAGGGCAACTCCTCGACCCGGTGGTGTAGCTGGACCCCCTCCCGGATTTAAGCTAGGCCGTAAAATCAACTAAAGGACTATAAATGGCTAATCCCCAGACTTGGACTGATCCTTCTACAGGTGAAACGTATGAGCTAATCCCTGATACGCCTGAAGTGAAAACTTGGACTGACCCCACGACTGGGGATACCTATGAACTTATTCCTGATGACGCTGCTCAACCTTCGTACAAGGAAGCTGATGCTAACGTAACTGGGGTTTCTCAGAATCCAATTACCAGTGTTGCAACTCTTGCGTTCAAGAACAACCCTGAAGCAGCTGCTCTTGCTCAAGGTTTGTGGAACAGTGGTGTTCGTGATCCTGAAGCTTTCAATACTGCTATTTCGCAGAAGTTTCCACAGTTTGCTGGGAAAGCTCTGTCTGTAGGAGACATCGCTAAGCTTCGTGAACGAGACGCTTGGTATAAGGCGCGAGGCGCTAAGAACCCCGGCAACTTCTTTATGACGGAAGAAACTGGTATTAAGGATCCCGAAGCCCCGACTAACGTGTTCAGTGCTGCTCTGCAAGGTGGTAAGCGCAGTCTTGAAAACATGGCTAACTCGGCTACAGGGTTGAGCGCTCTTGTTACTGACGTTGTTGGTGCAGAAGAAACTTCTGACTATCTGCTGAACAAGTACATTGAAGACCAGAAAGCAATTCAGTTCAACAATCCTAGTGCAGTTCAAAGGGCTTCTGATATAGGTTCTATTGGTGATGCTGCTATGTACGGAGCTGACGTTCTTGGTGAACTAGTTCCTCAGATCACTTCGTCTATGGGTATGGGCCTTGCGGGTTCAGCTCTTGGTAAGAAGGCGGCTGGCCGCTTCATTGCAGACGCGACTGAAGAGCAAGTGACTAAAGCCGGTATGAAGGGGATGGCCGCTAGCACTCTTGCTAGCACGTCTTCTCAAGAAACCGGCAGCATCTATGGCGATACGTACAGAGAGACTGGGGTTAGGGCTCCGGTGTCTTCGGTTATTGCCGGCCTCGCGGCTGGTGCGTTGGATACGATTACTCCTATTCGTGCTCTGACCCGTCTTGGTGTCCCTACTGAAGCTGTTACTGGTCGTATGGCAAGTCGCTTGGCTAAAGAAGGTATTAAAGACTTTGCAATTGAAGGTGGTACAGAAGCTGCACAGACTTTCATTGAGGGTCTGCCTAAGGCGGTAGTCACGGGAGAGTCTCCCTTTACCGCAGAGATGCTTGACAACGTGGTCGAAGCTTTCATTCGTGGAGGTATCGGCGGTGGAGTCGTTGGAACTGCAAGTGAGTACCTTCGCCCTACTACACAACCGGCTGCGGAACCTGCAGCTACAGACCCTAATACTGTTCCCCCTGCTGAAGAAGAGCCAAGCGTAGAAGACGATAGTCCTCTACCTTTCACAGCTCCTGACTTTCTTGAGAAGCCTGTAAAGGGTCCGTTTAAGGAAACACCCTCGTTTCTAAACACTCCCGCTCCTAAGCAGGGTAAGAAGGGACGAGCAGCTCCTGTAGAAACACCTACTGTTCCTAATCTTGCTGTTAATAAGCAGCAGGCTGCGGATCACATTAACAATGTGCTTGCTTCAGACTGGAAGAACGCTCCACGTATCACTGCTGTTGACAGCCTTGATGAGCTTCCTCCTGCTGTACGGCAGAGCATTATTGATGATGGGGCTGAAGACGCTAAGGGTGTGACGGTTGACGGAGAGGTTTATATCCTTTCCCACAACCTGAAAGACATTGACGATCTCTCAGCTGTTACCTACCACGAGGCTCTTGGTCACGCGGGTCTCGGTATGCAGTTTGGTACGCGTTTGAACGCTGTTCTCGAACAGATGTACAACACGAACCAGATGGTCAAAGACGCTGCTGACGCTTGGCTTGCTAAGAACAACACTCAATCTACCAACCCTGTTGCTCACGCTGTTGAAGAGATTCTTGCAGAGACGAGTGAAGGTGGTAAGATTGATGCCAAGATCATGGCTAAGATCAAAGCCTTCTTGAAGCAGTACGCTCGTCGTGTTCCCGGGTTGAAGAACCTTAAGTACACAGACAAGGAAGTTTTTGCTATTCTCTCGATAGCCCAGAACAAGATTGTTAAGGGTAATAAGACCTTCTTCGGTATCAACGAAGTTAGATATAATAAAGCGGATAACGATAACCCGAAGTTGGTACGACAACCAAGACCTAAAGTTTTGGCTGATAATATTGAGCGCGAAACTATTGTAAATCCTGAGAACACATTCAACCTTTCAGCTCTTTCAGAAAGAGAAGCTTGGGATAATGCTGATCTTCTTGCGGATGAATTCGGGCTAACACCTGAACAAGTCAGGCAACAGATGGGTGACGATTTTCCTGAAGGTTGGGCTAAATACCCTAATGACAACAGGTACTCTAAACCCGAAGAGGGTGAAGAACGTCCTCGTGGTTTGCGTTGGGACAAGCTCGAAGGTCGTAACAACAACTACCTGAAGCCTCTGTTCAAAGAGATGCAAAAGGATATTCCTGAGAAGAATAGACAATCTTGGGAAGAGACTGAGCGGCTTGCTGAAGAGATGGGGATGAACTATGATAAGGCTAAGAAGCTTAATCGTGGTCCAGAAGTAGAAGAAGTTGAGGCCGTACGTATGTGGGCTGTTGGTAAAGGCAACCTTCTTGAAGAGCTTGGTAAGAAGATTCAGGATGGAAGGGCTACCCCTCGTGAGAAGGATCAGTATGTTATCCACCTGAAACAGCTTGTCGATATCTTCGATGTGTTTGCAGAGTTCTCTAGCAAGCAAGGTCGAGGTTTGAACATTCTTCGTAAGGTTTCTATCAACAACAAGAAGGCTGTTAACAATGTTAGGTATATGCTCAGCCGTAATGGTCGAGACGCTCTTGACGATGATACTAGGACTAAGCTTCTTCTTGATGCGGTAGAAGACTTGCAGAAGAACGCAGGAGAAACTCTTAAGCGTGGACACAGCAAGGCTTACGGCTTTGTCATGAATGCTCTTAATCTTCCTCGTTCGATCATGTCCTCGTTGGACTTCTCTGCTCCTCTCCGTCAGGGTGTATTCCTTGTCGGAAGGAAGGAGTTCTACAAGAATCTTGGTCGTATGTTCAAAGCCTTTGGCAGCGAGCGTGTCTACCAAGAGATGATGGAAAGCATCAAGTCTCGCCCTTCATACAAGATGATGAAAGATAGCGGTCTGTACGTCAGCGACTTAGATCGTGGATTCACAACTCGTGAAGAAGCTTTCATGTCTCAATGGGCAGAAAAGATTCCCGGTCTTGGAAAAGGCATCAGAGCATCTGAACGTGCATACTCTGGTTTCTTGAATATGCTTCGAGCAGATACCTTTGACACTCTTGTCACTAAGTTCAAGGAAGCTAACCCTGAGTCTGAGTTTGATGAAAAGCGCCTTAGCGATTTGGCAGGCTTCATCAACAACGCTACAGGGCGTGGAAAGATGTTGCAAGACCTTGAAGCTGCGGCTCCAATGTTGAACGCTTTGTTCTTCTCGCCAAGGCTTATTGCTTCTCGTGTTAACCTTCTCAATCCCGCTTATTACATTAAGCTTGATCCGATGGTTCGTAAGGAAGCTGTTAAGTCTCTACTAGCTTTCGGAACCATTGCTGCTACTATCGCAGGGTTGTTCGACGCTAACGACGATTGGAATGTAGAGACTGATCCTAGAAGCTCGGACTTCATGAAGCTTCGTACAGGTAATACCCGGTATGATATTCTAGGTGGGTTCGGACAGTACATTACTCTAGGCTCGCGTCTGGCTACTAACGAAACTAAGACAACTCTTGGGGAAGTTAAAGAGCTTGGAAAACAGCTTGGAGATAAGAACCGTCTTGACGTTCTGCTTACGTTCCTTGAGAACAAGGGCAGCCCCGTCACTACGTACGTAATGGATTACCTTCGCGGTAAGAACGCCATTGGTGAACCTTTCGACCAGACTTGGAAGATTCCAGCTACGGAAGTGAACCCCTCGTTTGAACTTCGTAAGGCTGAAATCTCACGCTTTATCCCTCTCTTCCTTCAGGATGCTGTAAGCTTAATGCATGAAAAGGGAACAGCTAAGGGAGCCGCTATGGTTGCCCCCGCTGTGTTTGGGGTGGGTGTCCAGAACTACGGAGACAACAACGGCGGTACTGCTTTGAAGGATCGTTATTCCAGTGATCCCACTGTGCAGGAAATCCAGCGTCTCGCAGGAGACAAGGAGATCGTCAGCACTGGTGACAGAGGTGATGCCAAGAAGTACGGCCTTGATAAACTAGCCGATGAGCAAATCAAACAGTACAGAGACTATTCAGCTGAATTGATTATTGCGGCTACTAAAGAAGCTATGGTAACTGAAGAATGGCAACAGGCAACAGACGAAGAGCGTAAAGACTGGGTTAGCACTATCGGTAAAGACATGAGAGAACTAGCACAGGAGGACCTCTTCGGGACTCCACAAGAGGAGGAAATGCCCGAGGATGAATACGATGACGAGTAGTGAAATCGAACGTATTAGGGCTCTTGAAGTACAAATGACCCACCTAATGGAAATGATGTCCAAGCAAAATGAAAAGCTTGACGAACTATTAGGTCTCAAGAATAGGGGTGTGGGGGCGTTCTGGTTAGCCAGCGCCCTCGCAGGGACAGGTATCATAGGGGTTCTTGTTTCAGTTGTTGAATGGATAAAGGGCTAATCATGATTCCCGGTATTGAACAAGCTCTAAGAGAGCTCCTAGAAGACCTACAGAAAATCCTTAATCAGATCGAGGAAGCTTCAACTGAGACTAACCAACTAAGTATTGATTACAAAGTATTCTTTGATATCGTACGGGGGACGTTGTTCTCTAATAAGTTGTCCGCCGATCAAGTTAAAGGTATGGAAGCCAAGATCAAAGCTTTTGTAGAGGAGGGGTTCCCACTATCGTGGGCTGCCTACGCTCTTGCAACTTCCTACCATGAGACAGCTCGTAGGATGGTTCCTGTACGAGAGGGGCTTAGCGCAAGCGATGCTTGGCGTAGGAAGAACCTGCGATACTATCCTTACTACGGCAGAGGTGATGTACAGCTGACTTGGAAAGAGAACTACGAGAAGGCTGACAAGAAACTAAACCTTGGTGGTAAGCTGGTAGAAGACCTTGACCTTGCCCTTGATCCTGATATCTCTGCGAAGATCATGGTCCTTGGTATGAAAGAGGGCTGGTTCTCAGCGGACTCTCAGGGACGCCACACACTTTCTCGGCATCTTCCTAACGAAGAAGAAACCGTAGGCAGGTTTACTAACGCCCGCAGGATTATCAATCTTATGGACAAGGCAATGCTTATTGCTTCGTACGCGCTGAAGTTTCAGGAGGCTCTTAAGAAAGCCGGGTATCGCGGCAAAGCCGTTGTATAGGGGGAAGTAATGGGTATTCCGATTATTGGTGATATCATCGGCGCTGTTAAAGACCTCGCCGGTAAAGCTATTGTAGATAAAGATAAGAAGAATGAAATTCTTTACAAGCTGCAAGAACTAGAAGACAAAGCTGACCAGAGGTTCCATGATGAACTTATGGGTCAGATTGAAGTTAACAAAGTGGAAGCTGCCCACTCTAGCATCTTTGTTGCCGGGTGGAGGGCGTCAATAGGTTGGGTAGGTTCAAGCGCCCTTGCTTACGCTTATATCGTCCAACCTTTCTTAGGAATCTTTGTAAAGACTCCCGAGATTGATTTAGACGGTCTTTACAACATCATCTTAGCGATGCTAGGTATCGGAGCTATGCGTACGTACGAGAAAGTTAAGGGTGTTGCGACTATGAGTATTGGTAAAAATACGGCCACTTAGAACAAATAATCTATAGACATAAAAATAGGGTCTCCTAGCAAACGCCGGGAGACCCTTTTCTTTTATCCGTCTAAGACGTTACCAATTGTAACAACTTCACAACTATTTCCAACACAAGCCAACTCTTGGCTACCGGTTGTCATGTCTTCTGTTTCATAGAACTTGAGATCATCCCAGTCAATCACTGGAAGCGGATGCTTCTCAAGCCACTCTTCGTATTGTTCCTTTGTAACTTCCTGATACGGTGCTTGCTTATATGAGCCCCCGTCATACGGTAGGAAGGATACACCAGACAACATATCGAAGTTCTTATAAACCCAAGCAATTACATCAGGCCATTCTTCTTCTCGTACGTAGACAGTGGCCGAAGGCTTATGCTCACACCACTCTTCCTGCAAAGTCTTCCACAGTTCAAGAGACCCGATGGCAGTATCGTCATCTCGCATCTTAGAACCTTCAGGAGACTTCATCGGAAAATAGAAGACCGTAGTGCTGTCAGGCTTCGTGACATCAGCTTCCGAGTATACGCCAGCATCCTTGAGGAACTGTGTAAGAGGGTCTTTGTTATCAGCTCGAACAGTACGAAGATAGTAAGGACTGTGCCGACTATGAAGACCAGAACCGCTATTAACAAGCTGAGACACAGTGCCACTTGGCTTAACACAAGTCGTAGCAGCTGACTGAGGAACCCCGAGCCTCTCAGCCCATTCCTTGTTCGTTGCCACAACCAAGTCGCGAACTTCATTCAGGACTTCTTTTGATACCAGCTCTGGATTATCGGCAATACCGGTGAGACTGACGCCCAGTAGTCGTTCTTCTTCGCAATTGTCTCGCCATGCTTTACGGAGGTACTTGAACTCTGTGAAAGTTGATTGGATCGTTCCAAGTATTGCCGCAATGCGAGCCTTTCTTTTGAACTCATCCACTGTATCCCCAGATCGGATAACAACTTCGGTAAGGTTGCAAAATTGCTGTGGGCGCAGGATAATCTCACTGCATGGGTTGGTCCCAAAATCAAAGGATGCATCACGCCGTCCATTTCGTCCAGCAATTGCTTGACAAGCATAGCGACTGAAGAATCCTCGCTCTCCTGATTTACTGTCATATAGTGCTTTCGCTTCTGTAAGAAACAAATCCATGTCGGGCTTGCGTCGGTTGTAGACTGCAGAGTTATTAGCCAAGGCGCGTTGGACATTGGATGACCACCAAGCTCCAGACTTAGCCGTACGCATACGATTGTCAGTCACATCAGACAGGCTGATAAGAGCTGACCGGCGCACACCACCGACGACTACAATCTCTGCAATCTTGCACATAAGATCGTGAGCTTCTAGTGAAGTGAGCTTTCGTCCGGCGGCACTAGAGACAAGACGTACGGTGAACTCAAAAAGCTCGACAAGAGGTTCAGGTCCAGACGCTCGTCCTCCAAAAGTTTTAAGCCTTGCTCCGGCAGGGCGAACAGCTGATACATCCCACTTAGGGATTTGACCAGCAATAAGTAGGGAAAATAGTTCACGAAAAGCTCGCGCCCATCCCTCTTTACTATCTCCAACTCTAACGGTGGTATCTGAATCGTTAAACTGCTCTGCGATTCGAGGGAGCTTGTCAGTGTATTGTTCCTCTACAGAAAAGCCGACGCCCGTGCCACACATAAGGATGTACATAGCTTCGTCAAAAGCTCTAGGACTGTCCACCACCAGATAAGCACAGTTATAGGCAGCAACATCACAACGGTCGAGAGCCGATCCCGCAGCCATGAGCGCCCGCATTGAAGGCATGACTTCCAAGTTGTAGATTGCATCATACAGTTCTTTCTCTTCTCCTGATGACAATCGACTGCGGTTCTTAGAGCCTGTGTTAATACGGGATGAGTAATAATTAACAAGACGATCTACGGTCTCATCCCAATTCTCTCGACGACCTAGATCGTCTCGCCACCTAGCATAACGACTCTTATAAATGAACTCTTCATAGACAGACTGAAACGGATTGGTCAAATTAAAGGCCTCGCATGTTAGGGGCTTCGTACGTAGAAGGTTTCATAAAAAGGTAAAGTTTTTCAACTTCTTCAAATGTTGCGTTATTTTTCATCGCGTTTGCTTTGTATGACATTACTTGTATATTCCCTTTAATGTACCCTTTTGCGCTGTCAATTCTATCTAAAGAAGGGGAGTTGTCTTTGAAACCCCCTTTATTGAATACTAGTTCCATTCCAAGTACGGGACAATGGGTTGGGATTAAAATGTCTTCTTTAGATATATCAAAATCTAAACCCTTTCGTCGAGCTCTAGATTTTGCACCTTGCAACATATAGTGAGCGGGGTCTTCTTTCTTACGCTCTTCAAATCGAACCCGTGCTCTCTCAGAGTATTTATGGCCGTTTAGTTGGTTGTATCTTTTGTGGTATTCGCGTCTAGCTTCTGCGTCTACGTACGGCATTACAGTCCACGCATATTCGGAGCAACGTAGTTAGGACCTTTAACAATTTTTCCGTCTTCTCGGAAGATGACCTTACCGTCAACAACCTTACTTAGGTTGCTGTTGTGTACGCGATTGAAAGAAGGCTCAGCAGGGATATTGAAGTATACAGCCGCTTGAGAGACTACGTATTGTAGGTCTGCCCACTCCTTGCAGAGGTCGGCTCGTAGGTCGTAGTTACGCATGTCCTTGACGTAAGCTTCTGCAGCGACAAAGAACTCGTTAAGTTCCTCAACGATACAAGTAGCAATAGACTCATCAATGCTGTCCGCAGTCCCATCGAAATCCTTCTTACCTGCTGCCTTACGGAACTCGTTAACCTTCTCTTCACGGGTCATTCTTTTTCCTATCATATGTAATAATCCTGTGGCAATTTGAACACAACAAAGTACATTTTCTGATTTCTTTGAAAACCACTTTCAACTTATAATTTGAAAGCATAGTTCCAACTGGCGCGATTTTGTTGTCTTCTGTATGGTCGAAGTCGAGAGCTACCGGGCTTTTATTGTAGCCACAAGATTGGCAGCCTTTTGCAACTTTGTACTTTGAAAGCCAGTATTTTCTACGCTCGTACTTTGGCTTTCTATTTTTATACCAATTGTCGTCTCGATACTTTTTAAATTTATCCGGGTTAGCTAAATAGTACGCACGCTGATACTGTTTTCGTTTTTCAATATCAACCTCCGTCATCATCCTCATCTTCCTCAATTACATTCTTACTACGCTTGGGAAACCGGAAGTCCTTTTCCTTGTGGAACTTCCGGCGTATTTCCCTCTTCTGCTTTTCTTCGTACTTGTTAAGTCCGCTCATAGCTCTCAAACTCTGGAGTCACATCTCGACCGCCTAGGTTGTCACGTCCATACTCAAACTCAATAAGAAGTTCAATGTAGTGCTTAGCCTTCAGGAGGTCCTCTAGACCCCCCTTAGACTTATGACGTGAAACGTACTTAATAATATTAGATTGACAATGATCCAAGTGATTACGCATACAATACTCGATAGGTTGGATAGCAAAGTCTTTATAATGGCCGCCACCTACCTGTACGTCAAGCGGATTCGTCGTCGTAGTCGAGGAGGTCATCCCATTCTCCGTTGGCTTCAAGGTCTTCATCGTCTCCAATTGGTTCAAGAACTCCGTAGAAATAGTAAGCGGTTGGGGGTCGAGTGTCCACCTCGCGCCACTTCCTAGTTTTCTCTCGGCTTCCATTCTGTAGTTGTTCAAAATCTGTCCTAGAGACAAGATCAATTCCTCCGTCTTCACCCAACCAGAAAAAGAGGTCATGGACCTCGCGCTCTGTATCATTCATTATTATCGTTATCCTTTATATCAAAGCCGAGCTCCTCATAAACATCCTCGATATTGTCAACGATATCTTCCTCTAGAAGATCAACTATTCGTTCAATAGAGATATTCAAAAACTCGACCAGCTCCCAACCCTCGAACTTATCAATGAGGGCATTCCTAATCAAGGGGCTAAGTTCGCCCTCATCCATAATACTCATCACTCCTAACCGTATGCTTTCTTTACCCTGTCGAGGCTAATCCACTGGAAGTCAAACAACCCGTCTTCAGCGTTGTCTAGGACAGCGATACCACGAGACCACATAGCGTTTGCAGGGCCTGCGTAATCAGCGTCATAGTCTACGTACGAGCCACAAGCAAGACCCATAAGGGATCGTCCCGGGGTCCTATCAATCTTGTAGTCTGTGACGTGTGAGTGACCAACAACTGTACTCTTATTCCGCTTTTTGATAATGCTCCAAGCTGGATGAGTTCCACCGATAGGGCGACCCATCAAACCTGATGTTGCGTAGTGCATGAAGTCGATACCCTGGATATCAATAGGCTGAAGAAAAGGGACTACTTCCCAAGGATAATCCTCGTAGCCGATATCCGAGTTCTTCAACTTACCTTCAAACACAGGGTTCTCAGCGACATACCGTTCAGGACGAATGTCGTGATTGCCCAAACAGAAAACGAAGCGAGGCATCTTCTTCTTAGCTTTACGTACGTAGTGGAACAGCTTCTCTTGTGCGTCCTTAGCAGCGTTGCAGTCAGCTTCGTAACGAGCACCTTCCATCTCTGCGGCCTTACTGTGGAAACATAGGGACGGCATATCAGCAAGATCGCCGATGTTAACTACTACGTCGGGCTTCATGTCGTGGATAAGTTGTCCGGCCCAGAGGAACCTATCGTTGTTATAGTCGGGGTGGGCGTGAGAATCTGGAAGGATTAAGATGCGCTTACCCATTCCACTTCTCCAAATAGTTTAGCATATTCTGCAAAGTATTTTCACTTTCTTTTACAAGACCTAAAACTTTATTGCAATGATTGCACAAAATGTCTCTAATTTTCCCAGTAGAGTGGCAATGATCTACTACTCCGCGATTCTCACCTTTTAAAGTTAAAGGCGTTGCACAACAAACGCATTTATTGTTCTGCTGTTCTAATTTGTTTTCAACTTCTGAATACGAGAGCTTGTACTTCTTTTTATAATGATATTCAGCTCTTTCTTCAAAAGACATTTCAGACCAAGTTTTTCGAGCTTTCTCTTGCTCTTCTTTTCTACAAGGCCTATTTGTTTGCCACCTTTTAACTTCTTTAGCTTTAGAGAGTCGTTTTTCTCTGTGGCGTCTGTAATGTTTCTGAGTTGATGTCAAGTCATCTCTAAAAGTCCACTCGTCTATAATGCAATTCCCGTGAGGTTTACTCATACCATTCCTTCGGAATAGTGGTTCCTTCACTCCAAGGAAAACCGTTGTCGTCACACCATTGCCAATACATACGGCTATTGCTACTCTTTGTTATACGATTGTTTGCTTTCTGAAATAAGAACCGAATGTCAAGATGTGGATTCTGTCGCTTAACGGCAATCATCTTTGTACGATCCTTACTCTCGAAGTAACCCTTAGCTTCTACGATGATGCCGTTATCAAGAACGAAGTCAGGGATATACCTCTTAGTAAGTGTATACTTTACGACAGGTTCTGACGGCTCATGAGCAGCTTCAGGATTAGCCAGAGCTACTCGCTCTTCATATCCACTCCTATACTTCCGTTTGGGGGACTTCATATACGTCTGGTTCCTTCTTTACCGTAACGAGATACCGCGGCCCCGTAGAATAGATGAACGTACGGAGACCGGGATAACACTCGTGCTTGAATGCGCAGTAAGAACACTGTGTTCCAAGCTTCATGTTCCCACTCTTGCCATCAGGCTCAGGCTCGAAGCAACGAGGGGGTGGAGTATCGAGTGCGATAACTTCCTTCAGGTGTTTGATACGAGGGGCTGGTGGGTGGTCCGCTACGATAGAAGAACTTACGTTCATCACTGTAAGATCACCACTCACCTTGTCGGCGGCAAGAAAAGCTCCACCTTCTCCCGGAGTAAGGACACCTGTGTAGCCAGAGATTTGTTGGATATAGCCAAAAGGGTCATTCTCAATGAGTGAATGGTCTTTGAATTTCTTATACGAATAGGGACTCGCTGACTTGACATCGACAACGACACCATCAATGATAGCGTCGATATGCCCCTTGACACCATCCACTTCAACTTCCATTTGCTCAGACTGAACATCATGGCCAGATTCTTTAGCAAGGAATAGAAGAAGAGCCTCAATTACATCACCATACATGAATTTGAAAAACGTCTTAGACGTCATCTCTTCTGCAGGATACCCCTTAGCCATGTACCACAACTGGCGGTCTGGCTTACCAAGAGCAGAGAAGCGTAGTGGGTCACGAACATTCTCACGAGAGGCTAGTCGTACGCGCATGAGATTCTTCATGTTCTCGCCGAACTGTTCTAGGTTCTCTTCGTTAGGTTCGTGCATTACATTCGGGTCGAACAACGAATAGATGTCCGACACGAGGGTGTCAAGTGTTTTCGTCATATTCAATACCAAACTTCTTCAAGGTTTCTACAGACTCTAAGTAGTCTTCACGTTCGTAGTAAGGGCCTCCACAACAATCAGGGTCGCCACAAGAGTTGTCAGTTTCATACCCAACAACATAGTCAATAGCCCATTTAAGTTCTTGGAGTTGTGTCAGGTTTAGCATTGTCGTCATCCTCTTCGACGAATACAGTATCAAAGTCCCATGTATCGTTGTCATAGACTACGGACGAAGGAAGGAACTCAGCAAGAGCTAGAGCATAAGCCTTCTCTCGCCAGTCTTGACCCTCATCTATGTCTACAGAAGCGTATCCTCGCTGTATGAAATTACCCTTACGTTTGAATACGATATCAATTCTCTTGCTCACCGAGTTACCATCAAAAAGACACCAATACACATAATTATAATAAAAACCAAATCCATTACAAAGCTACCAGAGCCGTAACAGAGTCGACAAAACAGTACACAACACAAACCCACAAAGCAATAGAATCAGTTTTAGACATACGTCATCTCCAATAAAAAGCAGCCCAGTGCCCACAAGCCGAATCGAACGGCAATAGTCCTCCCTTGTCAGGGTGCAGGTTATACTCTACCGCGCTGGGCGCACCCACGGTCGAGACTTGGCAGATCTACGAGGACTCGAACCCCGCTATCCGGTTTTGGAGACCGGTGCATCGCCCCTTAATGCTTTAGACCCAAACTTATTTACATGGGCAATTCATCTGAGAGATCGTCGTCAAGACCAAAGTCCTTAGCGAACTCTTCATCACTCACCTTCATAGCTTCTTGGAAGAACTCGTCGTCTTCTGTGATAGCGCCGAAGTCATCCTTCTCGTACGGGACAAGATTGAGAACTCGCACTGCTCGAATGTAAACGCCCGGCTTCTTTCCGGGACCGAAGTCCATCTTAACAAACTTAACATCAACGTCTGACTGATTGCCAATCAACTTGCTATCATCCCACGGCTTGCCCGCAGCATCAACAATCTTGATAGGTTCGTTCTTAGTCACACCATCCTTACGGTATTCAGCCTGTCGGAAAGACATGAACGGAGAACCGTCAAGATAGTTATCCTTGGTCTTAATGCGATCACCGATACCGGCAGCCTTAAGTTCCTTCAGACTATTCTTGTCCGTCAGTTGAAGGTCCATCTTCCATTCCTTACCAGACTTGTCATAGTTAGGAATAGGATCACCGAGAATCTTAGCATACATTGCCTTACCACGGATAACGAACGTCTGAGTCTTACTTACCATTAAATTATTTCCTTTCATAGTCGCTTTGCGACGTACTTTCAAGTTGTGGAATCCGATGCGGCTATTAGCGGACCACTAGTTGTCCTGACCACCTGCGTACCCTGCTTCTGCAGTTTTGACCCCGCTCGGATAAACACGGGCGCTTACTCTATACTACATTATACCAACTTTTCACTCAAATGTCAACAGGTATTTTCACATGAAGAACTTTTTCTTCAAATCGTCTAAAAGCTTTTCGTCGTCCTTATCCGTCCAATTATATTTGTCGGACTTTCCCCAATAATAAGCATGAGCAAAAGCTTTTAGAACATCAAATTTTTCTTTCTTTTCCATTTTATTTTGTCTTTTTCTAGTTGTTTGATTGAGCACCAAGCGTTTCCATAACCTTCTGGGAATGTCCAAGGGTCTGGAAGATACGCGTAATCTTGACCGTTTACAGTTTTAACAGTACCGTACGGAGCCTCTTGCTTCCACGGATTGCTTTCCCTTAGTGTGTCTGCGCCCATATCAAACCTCAATAGTCCAAGGTTCCCAATCTTCGTTCTCTCCGGGATAGCCGCGAGGGTTGCATACAACGCGAACTCCTTTGACAACTACGTCTGCAGCAGCGTGAGTATGCCCGTGGCACCAGACAAGAATCTGATCCTTGAACTCAATAAGAAGTTCTTTAAGAAACGGGTTCCAATACCAATCATTACTGTAGTGTCCTGCGAACCTAGGGTTCAAGCTTTCAAGACACGGAGCCATATGGGTTACAACGACCCCTTTCTTCTGGTAGTCTTTCCATTGCTTCAGAGTTTGTCGAATTAGCATAGTATCTCGACGAGCAAGCATGTTCATCTTATCTGCAGACACAACCATGCGTTTGCTGTCGTTCATGTACCCTTGCCAGAGTTCTTCATCCTGTACTTGATACCAACCAGTCTTCAGAATAAAAGGAATTCCTTCTACTTCAACTTCACACGGATACTCCTCTCGGAATCGAGCTTCCGTCTCCATGATATCACGGCCTGTTGAAATGTTAGCGTAGTTCTCATGGTTGCCCGGACAAGCTAGAACCTGAAAGCCTTTATTCCGCATCTTTTGTAGAAACTTCAAACCTTCAAGCCCGTTGCTAGTGTCTCCTGCAACTACAACAACTTTCTCCAACCTCTCGTACGGAGTTTTAGGCTGTGGAAAGTCCACATGCATGTCACTAATTAAACTGAACTTCATAACAAATCTCATCCAAACTAGTGTGTTGAGGCCCATGTCAAACCTACTTTAGCTCTTTGTTGATATACTTAATCAGCTTTTGCAGCTGCTCTACAGACATATCAGTCTTCATTTGGTCGGCCCTATTTGAAATAACACAGACATTTCCTTTAACATAGCCGTCCATGTTGTCTATCCTGTCAAGAACAGGAGAAGAAGCTTGAATTGCACCTTTTCCTCTCTCTAGTTTAATACCGAGT